AGTCGCCTTGATACATAATGGGTAAAAAGTTTGAAATTTCGAAACGAAGGAGAATCAAAAATGCATGAAGTAGTGAAGGCGTGGGTAGATACCCTGTCGCTCAATGTCGAGACTCGGGTTCTGGCTAACTTGGCGCTCATGTTGGCCGCCAGGTATGACGAGAAGGGCGAGACGTCAACGGCTGGTGAACTGCGCAAGACTATGAACGAACTCCGGGCGTCATTGAACGCTGAGCCAGAGTTCGACCCTCTCGAGAATCTGCTCAAGCACTAATGCTTTATCCAGCGATCTACACAAAGCCGCTCAGTGAGAACTTCGCCACCGACGGCGACAAGCTCATAGAGTTGGTGCGCATTGCGTGGCGGTCGCCTGAAAACCCTAACGGTATCAAACTCGACGAGTGGCAGGAGTGGCTCCTGCGCTCCATGCTCGAGCGTTACCCGGCAGACCACCCGACTCTCGCAGGAAGGCTTCGCTATAGGCAATTAGTAGTCTCCGTCCCGAGGCAGTCCGGCAAGTCGTTCGTAGCCGCCATTTTGGGCGCTTACGGCTTACTTATGCACATGCCTAACGGTGGCGCTCAGGTGCTGAGCCTCGCCTCGAGCACAGAACAGGCAATGATTATCTATTCACGTGTCCTCTACGTAATCCAGGAGAATCCTGCACTGCGCAAACGGTTCCGTAAAGCGACTGAACGCCGAGGCATTGTGACCGCCGACGGTAAAGGCCGTTATGACGTCAAGGCTGCAAAAGAGGCTGCGCTTCAAGGTATCCCTATTTCGCTCTGTCTATTCGACGAACTCCACCTAGCAAAGCGAGGCATGTGGTCGGCTGCAGTATTAGGCACTTCGTCACTCTCCGACGACGGAATAGTAATCGGAATTACCACGGCAGGCGACGAGTCCAGCGAAACCCTCATAGATCTCTACAAACAGGGCGAACGAGCCGCCAACGGCGACCCTGAGCTCGAGCGGTTCGGCTTCTTCTGCTGGCAGGCTCCAGAAGGCGCAGACGTCAAAGACCCGGCAAGTATCCTCGCCTCTAACCCGGCCGTGGAGTGTGGACGAATCCCTCTAGACCGAGTAATGAGCGACCTCGCCACAATCCCCGAACACGAAGCCAGACGCTACCGACTCAACCAGTTCATTGCTGGAGCCACACAGACTTGGCTGCCTATGAACCTGTTCCACGACGCAGCCGGGCAGGGAATCACAACTCTTGAAGGCTCAGTCCTCGCCATTGACGTCACAGCCAAATGGGAGTTTGCGTCTATTGCAGCGGCAAACAAAAACGGCGACCTAATCGAAACCGAGTTAGTCGCCTGCTTCAACGCACCGTCAGAACAGCAGCTCTACAATCACCTGGTGAAACTGTATCGAGACCACAAGATTAGGGCGATAGCGATTGACGCTCGAGTGGCTCCGAACCTGACGCAACGCCTCAAGCGGAACGGCTTCGTTGTTTGGCAACTGTATGCAAAGGAAGTCGCCGCGGCGTGTAGTCAGGGATACGCACTCTTTAGCACCGGCAAACTGAAGCACAATAACGAGTCCATACTTATCGCTCAGTCAACGAGGGCGGTCGCTAAATACGTCGGTGAGTCTTGGTATCTGTCCCGAGTCAACAGTTACGGAGAAATTGACGCACTTCTGGCGACGCTGTTCGCCGTCTATTGCGCTACGAGTCGAGAAGAGTCAGTTATCGGCGTGTTCTAGTTTGCGCATTTAGTCAAGGTAGGGTTTACTAAGTAGGTGGCCAACATCTTCCAGCGCATACTCGGACAGCGTGAAACACGCACTACTCCGCCAGTCATACCGCCTCGTTCAACTACGCAGGCGAATCCCGAGACCGCACTTACCCTAACCGCCGTAGCTCGTGCCGTGCAGATCTTGGCCACACCAGTCTCGAAAATGGAGCTCGAAACCTACCGCTTTGCCGGTGGCATTGAGCAGAAGATAGAAAACCCTATCTTCGTGAACCGTCCGTCAATCATGGACACTCGCAGAGAGTTGCTTTATCAGCTTGTCGTTGACCTGGCACTTTATGGCAACGCCTACCTGTTGAAGCAGTTCGACTCCGCTGGCCGTATCGTTCAGGTGTTCCAGTTGCCTGCCTTCGCTGTTGGTGTTCGTTACAACGACGCCGGCACAGAGAAACTTTACGACTACTCAAACAAGACTTACAGTGCTGACCAGATTGAGCACCTGCGCCTTATGCCACGCTCTGGCTACCCGAAGGGAACCTCGATTCTTGAGACCTGTTCCCCGGACGTCAAGGGCGCACTCGACCTACGTGACTATCAAGCGAACTGGTTCAGTGCTTCAGGTGTTCCTACTGGTGTAATCAAGTCTTCACGTGATCTAACTGCCGCCGACGCCGAGGCTATGACTGCAGCCTGGCACACTAAGCAGGCTAACCGCCAGATTGCTGTCCTAGGTAACGGCTTTGACTTCCAGCACGTGCAGTTGAGTCCTCGAGACGCACTCATGACCGAGGTTGCTTCACAGAGCGTCCAGCAAATTGCTCGCATGTTTGGAATCCCGGCACGACTACTCCTCACCGGTGTGGACGGCTCCAGCGACACTTACACGAACCTTCAGGACGAGAACCAGGTTTTCTACCGTCACACCCTCATGGCTTACACCGACGTTATCGCTGACGCTATCAGCAACTGTTTGCCACGAGGAACCCGAGTCAAGTTTGACTACCAGAGCCTCTTCGCTGCAGACATGGAGAGCAGGTTCCAAATGTGGAGCACTGCGCTCGCCGGTGAACCGTTTATGACTGTGGACGAGGTTAGAGAAAGAGAAAACCTTTGAAACTAGAAACTAGAGACTTCGAGCTCAGACTCGAGGACGCTGAAGAGCGCACCGTTACCGGTCTAGCCGTTCCCTACGGCGAAGGCGCAGACATTGGCGGTAAATACATTGAACGCTTCGCACCTGGAGCGATTGACTCGGTTGAGGGCGTGAAACTGTTCTGGAATCACGACTCGATTATCGGCCACGTTATTGAAGGCCGAGACACTGAGGCAGGTTTTGAAATCGTGGGCAAGATTGCTCCGACCAGCCTTGGCAACGACGTGCTAGAGCTTATTCGCTCTGGTTCGGTAGATAAGTTTTCGGTGGGTTTCATACCTGTCGAAGAAAAGCGAGACGGCAACGTGATTACTCGCACCAAAGTGGCTCTGAAGGAAGTTTCTGCCGTTGTCTGGCCGGCCTTCGCTGGAGCTGCTATCACTCAAGTTCGAGAAGACCAGGCTGAAGAGGCCGAAGTCCTCGAAGAATCCCCTATCCAAGAAAGCGAGAACTCAGTGTCTGAAAACATTGAACTCGACGTTCGCTCAATTCAGGACGAGGTAGCCGAGCTACGTCGCACTGTTGAGGCAAACGTTGCAACCTCCGCTCCTGCTGCGCCTTCGTTCATGAAGTTCCGCACTCAGGGCGAATACGCTAAGGGTCTAGTTGCTGGCGACAGCGACGCAGTTGAGTTGTTCCGTGCTGCTTCGACTTCGGCAGACGCCGCAATCGTTGCTCCATGGTTCGGTTACATCAACGGCCTAATTGCAAACAACCGTCCAACCCTTTCGGCCTTCAGCCGTGCAGCACTTCCTGCAACCGGTCTAACCGTCGAATACGCCAAGATTGACTCGAACACCCTCTCGGTTGACGTTCAGGATCCAGAAGGCGAAGCACTCGCATTTGGTAACTTGACCTTCGAGACCGTTTCGGTTCCAGTCAAGACGTACGGTGGTTACAGCTCGTTCACCAAGCAATACATTGAGCGTAGCCAGGTAAACACCCTTGACCAGGTATTCCAGGGTCTAAGCCTTGCTTATGCCTCGGCAACCAACGCCAAGGTAATCGCAACCATTGGTGCGCTGGACTTCACCGGCAAGGTATTCGACGCTGACGGCGGCACTGCTTCGTCGCTCGCTGAGGGTATCGCCAACGGTGCAGCTTACATCTTCGGTCAGACCGGTCTTCGTCCAGAGTTCATTCTGGCTTCGGTTGACGCCTACGTGAAGATCGTCAAGGTTGCTGGTGCGGACGCTCGTCCAATCCTTTCGACCAACGGCGACGGCTCGAACACCATTGGTTCGGCTAACGTTCCTGGTCTATCGGGTTCGGTCTTCGGTCTTCCGATTATCGTTGACCCTGCACTGGGCGAGGGTATCGCTTACCTGGCCAACAGCCAGGCACTGATCGTCATGGAGTCGGCTGGACAGCCTGCTCGCTTGACCGACAGCGACATCACCACCCTGACCGACTCGGTCTCCGTTTACGGCTACATGGCTGTTGCAACTCCTCGTGAGGGTGCAATCGTCAAGCTAGACGTAACCGCTTAGTAGGTTCGCCATGACTGTGACGGTGGAGCAACTTAGAGAGTATGTCGGCACAGCCGAGGACTCGCAGTTCGTAGAGGACTGCTTGGACATGGCTATCGAGTGGGTAGATTCCTACATAGGCACAAAGACTGTGCCTCAGTCGGTAATTGACCTCTCCGTGCTCAACATTGCCTCTGAGGAGTTCCACCGTCGCAGTGCGCCTAACGGCGTGGCACAGTTCGCAGCTATGGACGGAGCACCGGTGAGAGTGGCACTAGATCCCTCAAACCATGCTCGACGTCTCCTAGAGCGTTACGTGGGCTTCGCTGTATGACCAACGAACTAACAACCGCTAAGGCTCAGTTTGCGACTGCACTGACCGACGCAGGCCTGACCGTCAAGGAATTTATTCCTGAGCGTTTCGTGCCACCAATCGTCATCATTGCAGCGTCAGGAACCTATCTCACAAAAGCTAGCGTTTCAGCCGAATACAACATGAACCTAGACCTCATGTTGGTGGCGCAGACTGCAACTAACGTCAAAGCAACCGAGCAACTCGACGAACTGATCCAGGACACACTCCGGGCATTGCCTAACTGGGTAGGTCTTGTGGACGTTTCTCAACCCTTCACACTCCAAACCAATAACGCAGAATACCTAACCGCCACGGTTCGGGTAGATCTACGCATAACGATCTAAGGAGATCATCTAATGGCAGCTTCGACCCGTATCGTCGGACAGAACATTGTCTTCAAAATTGGAACGACTTCCTACGCTCCAGACACCACCACCTTCGAGCTAACCCTTGGTGATGCTCCTGGTGGACAGCGCACCATGACCGAGGTTCGTCCTAACGGCGAGTGGACTCTAAAGCTCAACGGAATCGTATCCGGCGACGCAGACAGCCTCTACCGCCTACTCTGGGAGAACTTCGGCACTGAGGTCGCCTTCACCTGCGCACCTAACGGCAACACCACTCCAGGAGCCGACCAGCCGCACTACACCGGCACTGTCGTCTTCAACGAGTTGCCACCGCTATCGCTAACTGCTGGTGAGGACGCTTCGTTCGAGGTTTCGCTACGAGTAAAGAACACCGGGCTCGACGTAGCCTCTGGTCTTTACTATGGCGTGACCATTGACGCAACCGCCTAACAACTAATGGCTGGCCGTCGAGTCCCTAAGAGGCCTTCTGCAAACCTAACAAAGGAGCAGAGGAGCATTATTCTTAAGGGCTCGGCGGACACCATGGAGTGGCTTGGCTTAGCCGGTGCACCTGATAAGGCTTTGAAGGCCGCTAACAATGAAGCTGCGAGGATCGTCTCACAGTCCGCAAAGGTTACGGCAAACTTCAAATACTCTAAGCCAGGCACAGGCAGGTTACTCCGCAGCATTAGGACGGCGTCAACAGTCAATAGAGCAATAGTTCGTGCCGGCAATAAATCAGTTCCCTACGCTGGAGTAATCCACTGGGGTTGGTATTATGACCGGAACTATTTCATCTATAAAAACATTGAACCAAATCCGTTCTTGTCTAAAGCATTGGGTTACAATCGAGAAGAGATCCTGCGCACATACAAAGAGCAGGTGGACAAGCTCTTGGCAGAATACAAACCGCCAAGACCAAGATAAGGAACTTAATGAGCGAGAACCAGAACCAAATTGACTTCGACCAGTTGACCTTGGACGAAGTTGAAACAATCGAGAACATTGCAGGCGTCGCTATCGACAAAATCGTGGGCGACGGTGTGCCGAAGGGTAAAAACCTCAAGGCGATCATGTTCGTGCTGAAGCGCAGAGAAAACCCTGACTTCAAAATCGAAGACGCCGGCAAGTTTACAGTTGCAGACGTAACCGCTATTTTTGGCGGCGACGACTCAAAAAAAGCGTAGAAGTTAGGAGAGAGCAGGCTCGGCGCATGGCCGACTTCTGCGTAGCGTTGAAAATGACTCCTGACCAATACAAACGACTAACACTCCTGGAATACCAGGAACTAATCGAAGCCTTTGCACGTAGCAAGGGCGGAGACCAAATGCAGGAGCTCTTCTAATGGCCGGACTCTCTTCGTTCCTAAAAGTCACTGTTCTAGGTGATTCCAAGCCACTAAACACGGCTATGCGCAAGGCTATGCGAGACATAGACCAGTTAGAGCGCTCCGTAAAGAAGACCGCTGTGGGCATTAGCCGGGCTATGGGAGCCATTGGAGTCGGGTTTGGTGTTGCTGGCCTGACTAACATGGCTAAGGCTGCAGCCGAAGACCAGGAGAGTTTCAAGAAGCTCGAGGTTGCGATTCGTAACGCTACCGACGCCACCGACGACCAGATAGCCGCCTCGGATAAATACGTCCAGGCACTCAGCAACCAACTCGGGATTACAGACGACGAGCTCAGACCGGCACTGCAGAAACTCGTATTGGCAACTGGTGACCTGACCAAGGCTCAGGCTCTGCTGCCTTTAGCCGCTGATCTAGCAGCCACTGCCAACGTTGACCTAACCACAGCCTCTAACGTGCTATCCAAGGCAGTCAATGGCAACATGACGGCGCTCTACAAACTTATGCCGGCACTAAAGGGCGTCAACGACCCTATGGCCGAGTTGCAGAAACTCACGGCTGGTTCCGCCGAAGCAGCTGCGAACTCAAACCCCTGGAAGAGGCTCGAGGTTATCTTCGGAAACCTTCAGGAATCTATCGGAGTTTATTTACTGCCATACCTTTCTCGCTTGAGCGAGTGGTTAGCAACCGAAGAAGGCCAGGCGAAACTTCAAACATTGGCGAACGGTTTTGGGCAGATCTTTACCAACATTGGGAACCTCATTGGATTCCTAAGCGACAACCGTTGGATTATCCTCACGGTGTCGTCACTGGTGGTTCTTGTGAAGACTTGGAAAACCGTTTACACGGCAGTGAAAGCGGTTTACACGGCGACCAAGGCAGCAGCCATTGCCGACTTTGTAGCCAACAGCCTCAAGGCTGGTAAGAGTTGGGTTTCTATCGTTTCGGCTATCTCAGCCGCCGGTGTTGCTGGAGCCTTCTTCCTTGGTGTAGATAAACTAATCGAGCCTTTTGCCGAAACCCCGGACATTACTGCACCAGAACAGACCAAGATTGAAAAGGGCATTACCACGGTTTACAAGAACCAAGGTATTGCCGGTGGAGTTTCTGGCTCCAAGAAAATGACTGCTCAAGTCAAAGCAGCGACCGAGAATCTTCAGGCTGCAGTCAACACGGTGCAGGCGAAACTCAACGAGGTGCGCCGAGCAGTCGCTGAAATGGCGACCAGGTTCTTCAATGCTGTGGACTTAGCGTTCGGTATCGTCCAGCGTGGAGCTTCAAAGTTCTTCCGTGCTGATCGTTACGTGCGAGAACTCAAGCGCATGCAAACAGCACTAGCCGACTTCCAGACCAACCTCGCCAAGTTGCAGGCTATCGGTGGCAGAGCAGCGCAGCCACTACTCAACCAGATTCTTGGCATGGCTCCAGAGGAAGGCGCAGCAATCCTGCGAGGCTTCGCAGAGTCTCCACAACTCTTCACTGAAGCAATCAACGCAACCACTGGTCTGGCACGTCAAGGAGCCGCTGTTGGCCGTGCACAAAACCTAATGAACGGCAACCAGACCGAGGTGCAGATGTTGGCTGAGATTCGCCTGCTTCGTAAAGAACTTGCCTCGGGTAAGAACACTTACAACATTAAGTCTGAGATGAGCGCAGAGCAGATTCTTGCCTCGATTCGTGCCTGGGAGAAGAAGTCCAAGAAGAAGGTGCTGAGGTGAGTTTCGACACTAAAGACCACCTGGGCGTCAAGATTCAGGCTGGTGGTGCTGGTTACTTCCGTTGGA